GTGAGCAGATCGAGCACGGTGGGATCATCTTTGGGCAGTGGCAAAGGATTCCCATCCTCATCCACCCAATCCCACTCATAAACATGCTTCGCGATCAATTCATCATTGGCGCGCAGCTTGTCATCCTCGTCCATCCCGGCGAGATCCTTTTTCAGCCGCTTGGCGTCGCCCCATAAAATGGAGCGCACTTTCACAAAACTGCCCTCACCTTGAACTTCTTCCGATTCCACCTTGATAATGGCCTGTCGTTTTGCCATGTCGTCCTCCTACGATGTGATAGCGGCGTAAGTCAATGCGCCGTCTGTTTTCAGGCTGGCTTCAACCATCACGTATTCATCGGCCCCGGCATCCAGCGGAATATTGGCATCCGCCAACACAACCTCGGCAACATACCGCTCCGATCCGATGCTGCTGTCCGGGACATCGATCTGGATCGTGCGCGGGCTATCGTTGCTGCCCGTGAACCAATCCCGCAGCAGCGGCCATCCCTCCCCTGCCGTTTTAGTAAACACAACGCGCAGGCTGATCGGGGCATCCTTGCCCACCACCATGCGTTTTTTCCACGCCGTTCCAAAGGGCCGGAATTCAGCGACGCCGTTTTCCAGCTTGATCTCCACCTTGTTGCTGCTGCCGGAAATGTCCGTCAGCACGCCCGCCGCGTTATCGAGCTTGATCACGCAGTCGGTTGCATCGATACCTGTCGTTGTTACTGGCATGTCCTCACCTACCCTAATGTAAATTCCAGCCGAAGCTGATATCCTGCGTAGCGTTCCTCTTGCTGGCCGTAGACGAATGTCACCCGCTTCCAGGTGAATTTGAAGGTCGCCAGCCCATCCAGGCCGAAGTAGGGCTTATGCTTCTGGGCCTTTAGCCGGGCGCGCACGGCGTCCAGCATATGGGCCAGGGCAGCGTAGTCTTCGCCGATATTGACGCGCTGGGCAGCATACACATCCACGTTTATCACGAGACGTTCCTGCTGCACGCCGCCGCCGAAGGTGGTGCGATCTGTCCGCGTGGTGAAATCCTGATTGCCTTCTTCGGGATACACCTGGAGCAGCGGCGTTTCTGGGATATTGTCTGTCAGGGTTTCGTTGCCCTGCGCCCGTACCATCCCTGGCACATCTTGCAGCGTGGCCCGCACCGCTTCCACCACATCATAAATATTCATCGCCGGACAATCCTTCCTACGGCCCCGTCGATCCGCCGTTTGATCTGCCCCTCGTTTTTCTCGAACGCGCCTTGCAGATAGCGGTAGGCCTTCGTGCCACGTTTGGCGATAGCCCGCATCACCCGCAGGACACTCAGATGGACATTCGCCCGTCCACGGCCCTTGTGTTCCACCCATTCCCAGATCGCACCCATAGGCGGCCAGTGGGGACGAGTGCCCGTTTCAATATAGGGTGCATACTTCACATTGCTGCCCACCACGCCCATCACCTCGTTGCCGTCCATCCGCACTTCAGGGGTAATGGAGGCGCGCAGCCGCCCGGTATCGACCGGCACCAGCAGCTTGGCATCGCGCTGCACCATCAGCGTGCAGTCGCGCATCGCCTGGGCCATTTCCGGCCCGTGCAGCTGCGCCATCGTCGCTTCGATGTTGCGTTGCGCTTCCACCAACCCGCGCACCTCGGCCCGAAAATCAGACGGCATCTCACACCGCCCGGAACAACAAACAAGCCAGATGCAGGGATGTAAAGAACGACACCCGGCGATCATTCGTTTTCCGCAGGATGCGGTAGTGCCCGCGCCACACCTTGAAAAATAGCGGGATGCGCCGCCGCCTGGGACGATGAATAACGCTGTCGTGTATCATCCCAGCGCCACCCTCACAAATCGGCCCCGCACCAACTGCATCTCAATATCAGGATCAAGCGATTTGACATACTGCTTTTGCCCAAACTCGCCATTCGCCAGCGTATCGGCCCAGCCCGCTTTTTCACGCATCGTCCAGCGCGCAGCCTGTTCGATGCAGGCCTGTTTGATCACCGCTGGAACCGTTGCCGCATACCCCCACCGTGCTGTGATTCGCACGGTGGGCACTCCGCGTCCTTTGGGGAAAGATCTGTAGTTGCCCAAGGAAGTCACTAGAAGTCCCTGGTGCGGCGTGCGGTTAAAATCAGGCGACTTAGGATCGCCCCGAAAGGCGATCCAGTCGTTCGATGTCCAGGCGACATAGGTGTTGTCACTGGCGCGCACCTCCACCAATGTCACCTCGATACACTCGTCAATCCACAGCACCGGCCCGCCCGATGCAGCATAAACCCGCGCCGTACCCGTCTCCCCGGCCAGGAATCCATCCGGGCGGTTGCACAAGTTGTTGATCGCCTCACCAGCAGCTTCCAGCATGAGAGTCAGCATGGTATCGCTGATCGTGCTGGGGCCGGGATTGCCGATCTGGGCACGTAGTTCTGCTGCCGTCGCGTACATACGCCCTATGCCCCGGTGTTTTTGATCTCGTCCACGCTGGACAGATCGCTGCCCGACGCCGGGCGATAGGTTCCACGTCCCACGGCGATCACGCCGAGCAGCGTTGCCGCCACCCCAACCGTAACCTTGCCCCGGATATATCGCCTGCCGGAAGCCGACAGTTCATTGTTGCGGACGCCGATGATCACCTGCTTGTTATCGTCGCTATCCGCCTTGGTGAGCTGGGCAGCGCTGCGGATGGTGACCGGGGACGCCATATTCGCGGCAGCCGAGGCCTCCACGACAAAATCCACCGTTCCACTCGCACCGATAGCTCCCAACTGCAAAATGAACGCCAACTCATTCCAGTTCTGCGTGTCGATCACATCCGTCATGGCAGTGCCGACAGCAATACTGGCTGGATCAACTGTGGCGAGTACGGCCCATTCATCGCTAAACCGATTCATGTTCGTTTTCCTCGTTCCCCTATGTGAGCGTCACAAACGGCGACACTTCCGTAGTGCCGTCCTGCAAGGTGATCACCTTTTCCAGCCAGGGCTTCCCATCCACGCGGTGGCGGATCTTCCAGCTGGTTTTGTCGGCGGCCCACTTCTCGAACTTGGTGCTTTCGACGGTATCCGCCTGCCGGTCGCCCACGAGGTAGTACCGGAAGTCGTACAGCCCAATATCGCCCTTGATGCCCAACGGCGGTGTCTTTTCTGTGAACACAATGGGGTATCCCAGCAACGTGTTCGGCACGCCCTTGCTGGCATCGCCCCAGAGATAGGCCGGGTTTCCTGTAGGGCCGTTCATGCCCAGCAGTTCCGCCATCACCGTCTGTGACGCCACCCAGACGCCCTCGCCGCCGAGGAATGCCGCGATCATGTTGATCAGATCCTCGAATTTGATGTGCGCCGCCGTGTTGCGAGTAATCGCCTTGGTGCAGGGTGCATTGATCACACCCAGCGGTTTCCCCACGCCGTTGCCCATCAGAAAGGCAAAGTCCTCCATCCAGGACACACCGCCCACAAACCCCAACGGCCCTTGCAAAAAGGCCTCGAGGGAGATCGCGGCATCATCCATCAGTTCATCAGGACTGCGGGTAAATCCGACGAGTTTGCGCGCCACCAATTCGATCTCTTTGAAAGAGGCGTCCGAAGCCGTATGATCGGCCCCTTCATCTTCCCAGTAGAAGATGAGGCCGCCAAACCAATGCGGCTGTCCCGGAGTTGTTCCCGTCTGATCCAGCACCGGCACTTTAATCGTGCGACGCCGCATTGGGAGCACGGTCGCCCGCTGGCGAATAATGGCCGCCTGCTGCATCGCGGCACGTAGTTCGGTTGAAAATTCATCGGGGATCAGAAACCCGCCACTGGAACCCGTTGCACCGGACATGTCCTTCACACGGGTATAGGTGTTGATTTCCTCCGCATCCTTAAACTGGCGCAGTCGGGCATCAAACTTCCCGAAATTGACATCCTGCGCCGCCTGCAAAAACTCACCCCAGTATTTGAACTGGGAACCGGGCTGGCGATGCTCGCCTTCCTGTTTCTTCTGCACCAACTCGTCCAGTTCTTTCTGGGCCGATGTCAGCACGGCATTGGTTTGAAGGGCCTTTTCCTTCCATTCCTTGGCTTCAGCAACTAACGCCTGCGCCTTGTCTGGATCGCCTTCTACCGCCGCGAGTTTGGATTCCTCCAACAGGAGGCCTGCTTTTTCCAGCATTTCCTGCGGTTTCATAGTTTCACCATCTCCAATTCAGCACATAACAAGTCAATTTCCAGCAGCAACGCCTCATTGGTTGTGGTGGGTGTCTCGGTCTGCGGCCCGGCCTCGATGGAGGTGGGTGCTTGTTTTTCATCCTGATCCTGAGACGGCCCGGCCTGGGCTTCTGCATTGGTATCGGGGGGAGTCGTATCGACGTCCACCCCGCTGGTTTTTAAAAGGGATTGCAGCATCGTCGAGGCTTCCTGCACGGGGGCCAGCAGCGCGCGCCCTGCCTTTTCGGCATCCGCGCCGTCACTCCCCAGCCACATCCACATGTCCATCCACGACGCCATCGGGCGCAGGGACACATCGTCCGGCAGTCCGGCCTTCACCGTGTCTATCGCGCTACCGCACAGGGTATTCAGCTGGGCATACTCATCACTGTTGACATACCCATCCGCGAGATACCCATCCAGCATCCGGTGCATCGTTTTCTGCATCTCAGCCAGTAGGCAGTCCCCCAAACGGCGCACCGGGCCATCTGGGGTGTATTCTTTTTTGTCAGATTCGGCAGCATCTTTTGCATCCACCGTCGCCGTGGCAGGATTCATGCCCCACACTACGGGGCTGTATTCCCACAGCCGGATCTCGCGGATGTTGCGCACCGTTTTGGTTTTTCCATCCGGCATCTGCACCTTGCCGTAATCCACCTGGATTGGGTCGTAGCCGATGCTGTATTCGTTCACAAAATCCGCCGCGATGCGATCAAAGACAGCCTTGCTGGTAGGATCGCTGAGCAGATACTGCGTTTCGGTGTAGAGTCCACCGGTAGATTCAGGGAATTTCGCCAGCACCTTGTCGGGCAGTTCATCCCGCCCTACTTCGCGTGCCGCAATCGGTTTACCCACGACATTGATCACATCCCGCGCGTTGTGACTGTTCAGGACACGCACGCGCCCCAGCCGTTCCGCCAGCGTCTTGACGAATGATCCAGGATGAATCACATCGTCGCCGTCATCGATCACGCCAAAGACGGACACGAACGCCTTTACGATTCCCTGCGCTTCGTCCACTTCGGTGACGACAACCGGGAATGCCTTATATTCCGCCGCCTTTGTTTTGGCGTCCGTCTTGATTGCCATGTGATCCGCCTTAGACGACTGCCACGCCGGAGCGGACAATCTTCACATAAAACGATGTAGCGCTGGGGGCATAGCCCAACAGCGTGCTTTGTTTTCCAGCGGTGAGATCTGCTACCGGCATGATGTCGCCCGCCACGGAATCCGACAGCACATACCACATCCCCTGCTGCAACCCGGCCACATTTTGCAGCAGCCCCTCAGTGACAATGATCATTTCCTGGCCGTCGCCGCTGGGTGTTACCGCTACCCCTTCCGCAACGGCTGCTGCTGCCGCATTTGCCTGGGCCTTCAGATGTTTTTTGGTGGTGGTGTCTTGATACACCGCCTCACCTACCACCAGGGCCGTGCCGCCCTTGACTTGTTTGG